AGTGTAGCCAGCCTTGTTACCAGAACCAAAGTTTACGATCTGTGGCTCGCCATAAGCAACCATATCAATATCTCTGACTAGTGTTTTGACGAACTTATAAATTACTTCAGCATCTGTAATTGATGCGTGATCAAGTTCTGCACAATCAAGAACGAGGTGATATCCCCAGTATGCCATTATTCTTTCTCCATAGTATAGTCAATTTTGTTGATGAATTTGAGTTTCTGTTCTTCAGTCCAGCTCTTTAGATAATCGTTATCTTCGTCAAACATCCTCAGATATTCTTCTTTACTTATCTCTCTGTGCGAGATGATAGTTGGAGAAGGAGTAAGATGCTCTTGGGAAAATTCATGAAATTCGAGGTTATCATATTCACAGACAACCTCGTCTAGTGCGTGATCGATATCATCTTCTACTTCAACACAGTAGCGGATACGAAACTGCGAAAGGCAGTCAACCATAACAAGCTTTTTCATTAGTAATTATGACTCACATCTTGAACAAAAGTTACAGAATCGATGCGGAAAGAACGCCATCCACGCTTTTGAACATCCCAAGCGGCAATAACATTAGGGTTTTCGGTGTGGAAACTTTTTTCCTCTGTAATATCCTTAGTATAACCAGGAGGAAGAAGATCAGGGCGCAACGTACAACGCATTGACCGATCTTCGCCATTTACCTTTGTAAAGTATATTTCCATAACATACTCTCTTAGATCCTTAAGAATCACATCACGTTCGAACATTAGATATCACTCGCCTCTGTTAAAAATTTACCTTTTGGGGTTGTTTGTTCATTAATCATCTTCTGTAGCTGTGTAAAACCACCGATGTTAAATCCATCGACTACAATAACAGGAAAGGTTGTAGCTGATGGGAAAAGCTGATGAAGGGATTCCTTAGTAAAGTCTTCGTTAAGCTTCATTTCGTTATACTGGATGCCCTTTGAAGAAAGAAGCATCTTTGCGCTTGTACAATAAGAACAGTTGTCCTTTGAATAAATTGTTACGTTCATAGTCTGGTTCTCCAGTATTCTGCGACATCCTCGCTATTAGAAGGGTCAAAGCCATTTTCGTACATATCGAATTGAACGAGAAGTTCGAGATCACTTTGCATATATGCCTCCATACTTATATTATAGCTGGTTTCTTTAAATAAGGCAAGTTAAATCTTTTTGATATAGCTTGCCTTGATGTTTTTCTTTTCGAGAACTTCGAAACCTTCGGCGAACAAAATAGCTTCGATAGCATCGTGATCATACATCCATATGTCATCAAATACAAACACTGTTCCGATATTGCTACGAGTAAGGAAGAAGTTAATTTCGGTTACCATTGTTTCGCTATTATGAGGTCCGTCAAAGAAAACGAAGGCATACTTATCTTCGATCTTCTTTACTTCATCATAAACAGGAACGCCATCGGCATAACGAGCAAAGAACTCTGTATCTTCGAGGCAGAAGAAGGTAAAGTTAAACCCATTCTGATAACCATAGTAGTAGAGCGAAGGAATAATACGATTACGCATAGAGTTATCGTAGTCTAGCTTAATGGCCTTGGTTAGTTCCTTTGATTGAGGATCGCCTTCCTTTTCAACTTCGGGGTTGTGGACCGAAAGAGAAAGGTTTGTTTGAATATAATCAATATTACCATAGGGATCGATACAGAACATTGAACGGTTATTATCACCATTCTGTACAAGAGCATCCATAATCATCTTTGCCGAACCACCACGGCGAGTACCAATCTCTACAACTGCTCCTGGTACACCCCTAATCTTAAGAGCAGCATTTGTAAGAACTTCATATTCCTGTGAATCAACACCAAATACTTCTTCATCACTAAAACGAATCATAGCCATTTTATTTCTCCTTAGTAAAAATCAACAATTTCATCGGCAATGCCGTATTTCACAGCTTCCTTGGCAGTAAGCCAAACATCCTCAGGTGGAAGCAAATACTTCTTAATATCTTTCTCTTCTAGTCCAGTGCAACGTTTATAATGTTCAACAACTCTAGTTTGTGTATTATTAAACTCTTTAACACGAGCCATCAACTCGTGCTCTTTACCCCAGTTGCCCCAGCTATATTGGTGAGAAAGAATAGCTGTATTACGAGTTATATAGCGTTTCCCTCTCTCGCCTGCAATAAAAGTCATAAGACCACAAGAGGCAATTTCACCAAGTCCATATGTATAAATTGGAATCTTTGACCCCTTCATAGTATCGATAATTGAAAACGCAGAGGCGATCTCTCCACCAGGAGAGTTAATAATCATTTTAATAAGTTTGGGGCGATCTTTGCGCATAAGGTTTCGCGCAATAATAAATTCGATAGCATCTGCTGCAGTGTCAGTATTAAAATCTTTAAAGAGCATATAGTAATGGTGGTCTTCGATATTAGGTATCGACGTTGTTTTTTCTTCTTTATCTACCATTATAAATCACTTTCTATTATCAAGAACTTCGATTAAAACTTTAGCAGTTCCGCTATGGAAAAAACCTAATGCTTTCGCTGCGCTACTTGAAACATCGATTTCTTTATTTTTAACGAATGGACCTCTGTCACTAACAATAGCTTCTATAGTATTGCCGTTTTTTACATTCGTTATTTTTAGTAATGTTCCAAAAGGAAGAGTGCGGTGTGCTACGGTATATTTATTAGCGTCGAATTTCTTACCGTTTGCTGTTATTTTACCTTTATCATACCAAGAAGCTGTGCCATGATACGGTTCAGCTATAGATATAGAACTAAACAATATCATGGCACATGCTAGGAGAGTGGTGCGCCGGGAGGGATTCGAACCCCCAACCAGTCCGTTATGAGCGAACGGCACCACCAATTGTGCTACCAGCGCATTAGTATTAAGCAAGGATCTCCTTGAGTCTATCAGCAGCATATGAAGCAGCAAATGCTTCAGGCTTAACCTTTGGTGCAAAGCCACACATGCCACGTATATAGCCAGTTGCCTGTTGAATGACGCAGGAAGAACCATGCATTTCATCAGGATTAATATCTAGGTGAACTTCACAATGACGGTCGCCGATTGTTTCGAACAGTTCGATATACATCGCTGAAGCCTTGTAAACTTCCTGCATCAATCGATAAGATGGGCGATCGTGCCTTTTGTCATAATCTCGCTCAGTAGAGACTTGTCCGAATACCTTACATCCACGTGAGCCATCAATATGAATAACGATAGCAACTGTGTAGTCAGCATACCACTGGTTATCGCGACCACGATACCGCTCGCTATCGGCTCCAATATAAATATTGGATAGATCTGAAACGCCACGGATAAATTCTTTAACTTCATCGAGATTAAACTCTCTTGACATATTTCACCTGTTTTTGGAGCGGGATACGAGACTCGAACTCGTTTCTCTAGCTTGGAAGGCTAGGGCACAACCTATATACCAACCCCGCAATTCTGTTACTTCTTCTTACGATTATTCTTCTGCTTGCGTTTTTTTGAACCAACCTTACGACGACCCTTACGGGGACGATTCTTATGGGGCCAACTCATCAAAGTTCTCCATTCTTTTTCATTCCACGCCAAACAATTCTACCTATGATCTTACCAAGCTTGTTCTGTAACTTGATAAGCTTCTTATGAGGTCGCTTCTTCATTTAGCTCTCCATTGTTAAATTGGTGCCCATGGTCGGATTCGAACCGACACTGTGCGAATTTTAAGTCCGCTGACTCTAACCTGTTGGCCTACATGGGCTTATTATTAATAATACCCTATTTCTTTAAGAAAGTCAAGTGCGATTTTCTAATTCTGCAAGAAATCCAGGAATTATAATATTCTTCTAATTCGAGGACATTACGAGCAAATTGTTCTTTCGCTTCAAAATAGGACGCCTCTCCTTTTGACTTGCATAGTCTTATTATTTCCCTACGAAAAGCTTTTTCGCCGAACTTTTCAACTTCAGCCTTAAGCTCTTCCGATGAACCGTAATAATTTTTCCAGTCAGATTCTACCTTGAAACGTTTCTTTTTACCCTTTACCTGTTTCGTTTTTGCGAAGGTAAAGCCTTTCTTACCAATGTATTTTCTATCATTGACAAGATTTGTGATTAGGTAAACAAATGATACCCAATTTTCTCTTTTTTCAAATACAATACCATTATATGTCCACATCGGGAGTCCTCCTCCCGATATTTAGCTAGGATCAGGGATCCCAAACATCTTCTTCTTCGTCGATATCTTTATCATCATACAATAACTTTGCAGCGCAGAAGGGACAAAACTCTGGCTCTGAAACAGAGTCATGTACGATTTCGAACTCTGCTTCGCATTCTTGACAAGTAATCATACGAATATTCCTTATAATTGATGGCAATTTGGATGGTAACAAACGTAATTTGTTACCTTATTTAGGTCTAAATTGCAAATCCTACAAACGTTACTTATAGAACCAGGTGGCCATGGTGTAGTTGTATGTTGCAACCAAACTTTCTGATCTCTTGGCCACTGA